ATACATGGTATCATCTTGCTTGGGTTCAAACACCTTCATCAATGATTTTATATTTGAATGGAACTGCTGTGGCTAGTCGTGGTGCCTTACCTGAAATTTCCAATGCTATTATTCGTATAGGTGGAGATACTACAGGAACTACAGGTATGAATGGACATATAGATGAAATTCGTATTTCAGATATTGCCAGATATACTTCTAACTTTACCGCACCTACTGCACCATTCGTCAATGATGCAAATACACTTTTATTGATCCATGCTGATGGCACTGATGCTTCAACATTCTTTGAAGATGACAATGGTATCCGTGGTCAAATTGGTATTACTCCATCAGGCAATGCTCAGATTTCCACAGCGGTCAGTAAATTTAATGGATCAAGTTATCTTGGTGATGGAACAGGAGATTTTCTAAATGTAGGAGATACTGGAGATTTTGCTTTTGGAACTGGTAATTTTACCATAGAAGGTTGGATCTACAATACCAAGGCAAGTTCTACAAGAAAGACAGGTATTATTAGTAAAAGAAACTATGACAACATCAATGCTGGCGGTTGGGGTTTGTATGTAATAACCAGCACAGGTAGGATTGGTTGGGAAAATTTATTCAGCGGTGGAACAGTTTATGAATCTGCCAATAGCACCATTGCTGCCAATACTTGGTATCATTTTGCAGTGGTTAGGAACGGCAGTGGTTCTAATAATGTCACTATCTATGTAGATGGTGTCAGCAAAGTAACATTTACCAGCACCACTGATTATACCAATGTAAATCAATTAAAGATAGGCACATTTCATGATTCAACTAACAACAATGTGCCTACTGATTCTGTGGTATGGCAAGGTTATATTGATGAAATAAGAATATCTAATTCTGCTCGCTACACTGGCAATTTCACAGCACCGTCTGCACCATTCGTCAATGACACAAATACATTGTTATTGATGCATATGAATGGTTCTAATACCACTACTGTGTTCCGTGATGACAACGGATCAACTAGATCGCCTATCAATATCACCACCGTAGGAAATGCGGCTGTATCTACTACTCAATCAAAGTTTGGTGGATCCAGTGTTTATTTTAATGGAACAAATGGGGGTTCCGCTAATTATCTAAATGGTTTTTGGAATGATGCCACTATACAGACCATTACCAATATGCCTAACTATACCAATTATACTGTAGAGTTTTGGTTATATGTGCCGTCATCGCCAGGATTTACTAATTTACAAGATGGCGATACACCTGCTTCAGTGTGTATTGGGTTGCAAAATCCCACAGACTATCCGTTTGCATGGAGTTTTGGTGTTTTGAATAATGCCACAGTTCGTTTTGCCTATCTTTACAATTCAAGTTATGCTAACTATGGACAGATCACATCATCTACCACACTGGCATCAAATACTTGGTATCATCTTGCATTTGTTAAAACAGGTTCAGGCATTAAAATTTATATTGATGGCACAGAAAGAGCCTCAGGCACATTAACAGGCACTATGTGGATTCAGAACCACGGACTTTCTATGGGTTCATACTATCGTGCTCGTCCTAACATCTGGATGGATGAAATACGCATATCATCTACCAATCGTTATACCGCTAATTTCACAGCACCTACAGCACCATTTCAAGCAGACGCAAATACATTATTATTGATCCATGGTGATGGCACAAATTCATCAACTGCTATTTTTGATGACAATGGAAAAATACCAACTTAAAGGAGCAGACTGTGGCAGATTTATATTACATTGAAGAAAATTATTACAATCCCAGTCTAGGTTACTTTGTCTATACTGCAGATGCTGCCATTGCTCAGTCTGTGACTTCAACTATGACTTGTGATGCTGGAAAAATTACACAAGCACAGGCAGATATGGTTGTTACCACAGTGATCACAGCCACTATCAGTCATATTGAAGGTGCTGATTTATTTGCACTCAGTGAAAGCCAACTGGCCACACAGGCACAGTTAATCAGAGATAGCCAACTATTGGCCACAGCGATATTTGACATTGCCACAGATGGTCGTAGACTGAGAGATTTATCAGCACAGGCAGATGCTACCAGTTCTGTTTCTGCAGACTTTGGACGCAGCCGTGCATTCTTATCAGATCAGCAGGCTGCGTTTTCTTTTGTCTGTGATGGACTTAAGAGTAATCAAAATGGTGCTGATTTAATTTCAACTTCAAATTTAAATGCAGACATATCTGTAATCAAACAAACATCTATTGAAGTTCAAACTATAATTGCAATATCTGTATCTGCAAACAAGATCAGTGATGCAAATAGCACACATACTATTTTTAGTGATTTAAATTCGTCTGCACAGATGCAACGAGATTTTGCATCAACATTGATTGCACAAACTGAAATCACTGCCACTATCAGTCATATTGAAGGTGCTGACCTTTCTGCATTTAGTGATGCAGTGGTATCTATCCAAGTAGAAGCCATTAGAGAATATGAATCACAATTAGTCATTAGCACAGAACAAACTCTTCAAGCACAAAGAGTAAGATTTAGTCAAGCAGACATCAGCATAGAAAATGTTATTACAATAGATGCACTAAGAATTCAACAGTTATCAGCAACATTTGAATCAAGTTCAACGCAGTCTGCTCAACCATTAAGAATATTCAACACTAATGCTGATTTGGTCAGTCAAAGCACTACCAGTGCAGATGTAATTAGACAAAAATCATTATCTGCTGATCTTGTAGCACAAACTGAAATCACTGCCACTATCAGTCATATTGAAGGCGCTGATTTATCAGCATTTGGTCAAAGCCAATTGGTCTGCGACTTTACTGTATCTAGATTAATACAAGCATCACTGGCAGCAACTTCAGTATCATCAATTATTGCCAACACCAATAAAACCAGTGCAGTTAATATAGAATCTATTTCAATATTATTGGCTGCCAGCAGGATTTTAGCACCAAGAACTACCTTTACTACTGATGCAGGTGATGGTTATACCACTCTTGCATTAAACAATTATGCACAATTTGGTTCTAATTCGTTATCAATTCCAAGTATTACTAATCAAGGACCTTATCCAAACGAATCTAATAAACCAGAAAGATTCATTGTTGTTGGAACACAGGTATATTACATTTCAAATGGATATACCTATGTAAGTTCTGATCAAAATGGCACATCATGGACAAGATATACCAATAACTTACCATCTTCTGCAGATTTTACCAATGTTATTAGAGTAGGCAGCAATTTTGTAGTTTTTGTAGGCAGCGGTGGTAATACAGATAAATTTTATACATCTTCAGATGGACAAACCTGGACTGCTACCACAGGCAATATCAGTGATTTTAGTTTTAGCCGTAGAAGTATAGTTCGCTATGTAGGAACTTACTATTATGTAATAGGAGTAGCCACAACTGGTGTGCGTATATGGAGAGGAACTTCATTTACTAATTTAAGTGAGGTATTCAGCCAATTTTCTTCAAATTTTGATGGATTCAGTCTGGCAGGATTTATAAACAATGGATCTGAATTATCGTTTCATGGCGGAAACTATACTAACCATATGAGTTATAGTTCTACTAACGGAACTACTTGGACTAGCAGAGCCAATGGTAATTTTAATAATTCATCTAGAAACTTTTATGCATTCATAAACGGTCAATATGTAGTAGGACATTACGGTAGTAGTGCAAGTTATATTTCTTATGCATCAAGTGTTTCTGGAACATGGACCAGAGTTACTATTGCCAATGATGCACAAAATTATGCACAATGGATAACAGGTGGTAATAGTCAATTTATTGTTAAAACTACAAGTAAAACACAAATTGGTTCAAATTTATCTGCTTTATCAGATTTGAGTCCTGATCTTTACTATCGTGCTGATGCATCTACTCCAACAATTTGGACAGGAACTAGATTCATTAATTTTGTCAACAATAAAGTTAATGTCAGCACTAATGCTAATTCTTACACACAGTATTCATTGCCAGTTCCTGAAAATACATTACCTGGAAAGATCAAATACCTAAATTTAACTAATGATTTTAATTCAATAGCCACTATTGATTTTTGGCTAGCAGGTGCTGGTTTGAGTGGCGGTGGATTTTTAAGTATCAAAGGCGACGGATCAAACAAATATCTTGAAATTACTCAAAGTAATGGTAGTCTTCAAGTCAATGGTATATTCAATGATGGTTTAGGTGTTAATGCCTATAGCAATGGTCTCAATTCATTGAACAACGGATGGAATCATATCAGAATAGGTTTTGAGTCAGGAGTCTGTAAAATATGGATCAATGGTCAACGCCAATCAAATCTCGCTGATTCTTGGGGAGGAACTTTTTCTTTAACCAATGCTGAAGTTTGGATTAAATCAACCACAGCATCTACTAATTCTCTGTTTATAGATGAACTGTTAATCACAGATCAATTATTAACATCAACTTCTGTATCATCATTTACACCTCCTACAAAACAGTGGGACAACACAGCCACAACAGATCTGTTGGTGCATTTCAATACTGACTTCTATGATGATTCAAGATATGCTGTCATAGAACAGGCACAGTTATTAAGCACAGTGGTTGTGACTGCCTCATTGACAGGTATCCAAAATGGTCGTGCTGATTCAGCCATTACCAGCACACTATCTGCTACTGCACAAAGAACCAGTGAAACTGTGCTCAGTGCTCTAGGTCTTGCTGAGTTATCAGCCGCCGCAGATCGTATCAGAGGTCATGATGCACAGATCCAATCTACTAGCCAAACAGCCATTAACGCAGATCGTATCAGAGGTTTAGATTCTAATCAAACTGCCACTACAATATCAGTGGTAGATGCTGTAAAGACTGTAGATGCACAAGTTGACATCGCTGGAATTTCAATACAGTTTACAGTAGCGGCTCTAAACAGAACCACAGATACTGCACTAACTTCTACTAGCCAACTTAATGCTGTGGCAGTAAAAACCGCTGGTTTTGATCTAAGTATTGGTTCAACAACGGTGTTTAACGCAGATGGTATTCTTAGCGTAGACTTTGAGTCTGATTTGATCTCTCAAAGTCAAACACAAATTGATGGGCAAAGAATAAGGTATTATACCAGCAGTCTAGATATAGACAGCCAACAACAAACAGATGTAGGCTATATTGCATATGGTCAATCTAATCTAGACAGCACCAGTGAATTAGATGCAGTCACACAAGGATTGATCAAATTTGTAGCCAATCTACAAGTTGTTAGCACAACAATCATAGATAATGCTAGAACACGATCTTTTGATGGTCAAATCACCTCAACCACTGGTGTAGATACTACTGCGTCTAGAATTCGTGAAAATGCAATTTCTGCGATTTCAACCACAGATTTATCAGCAGTTGCAGGCGAGATAGTTCAATTTAGCAGTGATTTATCAGCATTTAGCGTCACAATTTCAGCGACTGCAAAAATAGGCAGTTTTATGGTCGCGGCAGATGTAAATTCTGTGCTGTCAGCGACGCCTGTTAAGATTGCTCGTGGTGCTTTGTTAATTGAAAGCACACAAACACTATCATCAACTGCAAATAGAACCAGAAGCACCGCTGTTCAAGTTATTTCAGATATCAATATTCAGGTTGAAGGCACTACCAATATCACAGGCGAAGGTCAGTTTAACAGCACCACTGTGCTAACTGCTAGTGCAGGAATAATCAAACAGGCATCTGTAAATTCTATATCTGTAACCACTGTATCAGCCACAGCCAGTGTGACTCGTGCATTCGCCATGTTAGAACAAAGCATGGGAGAATTGACAGCATCTGTAACTAGGATAAGATCTGTTAGTGCTAATATCAGTGGTATTAGTATTGAATTGGTTTTAGCCAATAAACTAATTGGTGCTCAGGCACAATTTAATCTACAATCTACTATGGTTATAGATGGTCGTGACATAGACCTAGAAAAATATGTCTGGATCATTCCTGAAGAAACTAGAGCATGGAAGATCCAACAAGAAAACAGAACCAAAGTTGTCCGTGAGGAAACTAGAATACATAAAATAAGGAGATACTAATATGGCCACAGGTTTTGAACAGACCGTCCAAGGTCTTACTATCAAAAAAGACACAGAAGCAAGATTATTCTACACTTTTGATTGGAGTGAATGGTTGCCCACGGGAGATTCAATCTCAGCAGTGGTATATTCAATCCAGGCTCGTGTCAATGATCCAGATCCGTTGATCAATCGCAGTTCAGGTGTGCAGTCAGGCACTAGAACCTACATTGAACTCAGCGATGGACAGGAAGGCAAAGTCTATACAGTCACTGCCAGAGTTACCACTGCCAATGGATTGATTGATCGCAGAAACTTCCGTGTGAAAGTAGAAGCAAGGAGTGCATGATGAGTGATCTAGCAGAAACTACAGAAATAGAACACGAAAGTTTACCAGCCCATGTGTCAATCTGCAGCCAACGCTATAAACAGTTAGAGTTGAGATTGATCACCTTGGAGGTTAGGATGGAAAGCGTTCAAAAAGAAATCATTGACAGTCAAAAGTCATTGAAGACCACTATCATATCTTCTGCAGGATCTATCGTGGTTGCACTCATAGGTGTGATTGGAACCATTTTAATGAAGTTTTAAAATCTGAGTAGATAACTATGTTTGATGGACGACAAACTTTTCAAACAAAAACTCACAGAGGTAGCGGAATGGCGCATACCCAAAACAGTCACTGGAACCATTTCAGGGGATGCCAAACGACCCCGCAAACCAGGAAGACCAACCAAAGAGGAACTATATCAAGATGAACACGAACAAGTCTTTTTGGAAATGTTTGACGGAACCAATCCTACATTTCCTCCGCAGATCACCCAAGTCAAACGAACAGCCTGTGAGTGTGCAGACTGTGGAAGAACCTGCCCCAACGGTCGTGAAACAGAAGCGAAGTTACACCAAAAGAACAGCAAAAAAGCCTGGCGACAAAAATGCGTGACCTGTGGTATGTTTCAAAATCCATTTAATGGAAAATTTGAACTACAGGGTTCAGCGGCTTCAATCAAATTCAATGACTTTATGCGTGAAACCAAAGGTGCCTACAACACACAGGGCAATCAACAACGCCAACGAGTCATGTTGACCAAAACTATTTTGGACAGTGATCAAGAAACCATCACTTTTTACCACGACAAAAACAAAGAAACATAAATACACATAGCAGAGTTCTACCTAGTCCCTTTCTTGCCATTTAGGGATGTCCTGGAAATAGTTGCTAACATTTCAAACTCTGTTAGAAAGCCCCGCCATGGGGCTTTCGTTTGACTATTCTGTCTATTTTCAAACACTTTTTTTTGTCTATGCTAAATACATTTGCAACTATTCAGGCAATGGCAAGTATTTGAAAGGGACGCAATGAAATCTATTCAACACCAAACCAATCTATTCTGTTGGCAGAGAGGCATCAAAGCCAAAGACCTAGAATCTCATCCATGTGCAGATGATTTAGTATTATTGATTAGACTCAAAGAAGAGTTTTGGGAAGATATTACCAAAAGCAACAAACAGAGTCTTGACTGCTTCTGGCACTGGGTCTATAATCAAAAACAGCCCTTAAGGCACAAGCATTTAACTAAACTACAACATATAGCAATCAACGGCACTAATACCAGGCATCACAAAAACATTAAACTACAACAGGCAAGAATGAAAATCAAACAACTTAAACAGGCTAAAACACAGAACCCTACTACCTAATGGTAGAAACAATAAAGGTGGAGTTCATAATAGGGATATATCCTCCACTGCCCAATAATGTGACTGTAAGTTATCTTGGATAAAGTCACTAGGGTGTAGTCCACTGCTACCAGCGATGGTTGGAAGTTAAACATAGCCAAACTTCTTCCGTAAAGCAGCCTAAGATACCTCCCCAGAGATGGGACTTACACATTAGTTGATTTGTGTAGTTGAGGTAGGGACAAAAGTAGTGAGAAGCAGAATATTTTTTTTGTTTCAGAAACTACATTTGTCCCCTCTTGACTCCACATTTCAAGTCAACTAATGTTTGTGTCTCAAATGAGTGCTTTTACTCAGGTGATTGGAATAAAAGACGACTGAACGCAGTGAAGTTGGATTTTATTACATATCACTGGGCTTGCTTTAGCAAGACCAATAATATACAATAAATCATTGAATAACTAATCAAGGAGTTATAGGTGTTAAGTGAAAATCTGTTAGATGAAATGGATATTATTGTCCTAGGTAATCAATATGAACGCACTAAATGGATTCATGAACAAAGAGATCAAGATCTCTATTCACTGGGTCAATGGCTAATGATGCATTTAACACCTCAGTGGACTGAAAGAAATCACCACAGAAGCAATATCCGTGATCTGTTAAACTCATGGAATGGAGAATCATGGACAGAGAAACAAAAGACCTATCTAGGACACAGCCTTATTGATCTATGGCCAGTGCGTCAACTAGACAAGGACCCAAGATATGTGTTCTAACATCACAGATCCTGTATTGGTTCAACGATGGTTGAGGATCTCAAGGAGACTCAAGGCCACGGTTCTAGCACAAGAATATTCTGGACAGATAAGAATCACGGATCATGGAGAGATCTTTTATCTAGCCAAACACAAAGAACTGTTCAGACTCAAAAGTCATTTAGACTGGGCTGCCTATACACCAAATGATTTGGCACAGGCTATAAACACCAAGACAGTGGATCAATACTATGAACAGCAGATGAAGGAGCCACTGACTCCAGATAATCAGTGGCAGGATGTGGTCAAAGAACTCTCATTGAAATCTCACTATGCACACCGCGTGGGTCGTGCTTCCCTGATCTAATATGCCTGTGTTAAAGGTCACTAGACAACAACTAGAAGAACAGGGTCTCACATATCTTGTCATAGACCAGCCCAAAATCTCATATGATTTCATTTTGGAAGTCTATTATTGGGACACCCAAGAATGGCAGGCCACCTTGTGTTTATTGGCGGGCATAGGGGAGATTTTGGATCCCAAAGCCATTGACACGGAGCCAAAATAGTCGTATAATAATACTATGACGGTATGTTCCGTTGCACTTGTGAGAGAAACACAAATGGCTAATAATCGCACACTACGCAAGGTATTTGCAGAAGTCCAAACTCAGTTAGATTCTGGACGCTACACTTGGATCAGCCAAGACAACAGCCCAGAAGATTATTTTGATTGGGGTATGAGTCACCAAACTACCAGCCAAGATATCATTGCGGCAATGATTCAAGAAGGTGATCTAGCAGAAGTTACACCTACACCCAAAGAACTAGGTTATACTAATACACCCTGGCCCTTGACTTTTGAAGAGTTCAAAGCACTGGCAGAAAAGAACGCTTGTGACGACCAATGGCTGTTTGGCGAAGGTTGGGACATTATCCGCAGTTATCCAGAATACTGTGACAGACTCATTGCAGAAGCCTTCCGTGCCAAAATGGAGGCTCAAGAATGACTGAGAGTGAAATCAGGACTAGGGTCCAACAGGTGTTTAAGAAGATCTATGGCCGTGAGCCCACTGAGCAAGAAGAATGGGCATTTGCTGAGAGTGAGGTTATACCCACTTTACAGTGGATGGTAGCACAAGAGCAGGAGATCCAAGAATGAACACTCACGAAACCTTGATTGAACAGATCCGCAGGCTCAATGCAGAAGAACGCCTAAAACACGATCAGCGTAGACAGGCTGCCTTAAATAAGATTAGAGAACTACGCAGAGCACAACGAGAACAACAGGAACTGAATCACAGAGAACGCTATTATGACTCCGCAAATATTATCTGAATATCAGCAGGGCAACAAGACTGCCACGGTGTTTAAACTCACGGACCAATATTTGGCTGTGGGCTATCAGGCGGGTATTGAACGAGTTTCTGAGCGATTTGACCTAGAATACCTAGCAGAGGATTTCTGTGAAGATTGGGTTCTACTGGCAACCCCTGAGTGACTCCAGGTGGTTGTGACAGGGCTGAGCCAGGCATGGCTCTTTCTCGCAGCCAGAAGTCTGTGCCCAAAACTTCAGTGGCCCCAAGGTTCTATGGGAACGGCAGATCATCTCCGCGATAGCCACGAATCAGATCTGCGAGGAAAGGCCCCTGCGGGACTCAGGGTTAGAACCAAAGTCCCACCCTTACCTTTTTTGGAGACTCTATGCGAATCATTTGTCTATTCACCCTATTAATACTCACAGGCTGTGGCACCTATGGCGAACCCCTTATACTCAGCAGTTTCTATGATCGCCAAGACCCCTGCCAACTGAAAAACAATCAAGGCCGCTATCCCAGATTCTGTGGTGCTACCTCAGGCCGTGAAACTATCTACACCCAGCGTGGCGAACCCATAGGCTATGTCCAAAAAAGTCGTTGATGTTGCTTGGCGGCCAGTTATGCGCTGGTATGAACACAGTGAACTGGTGCAATATTCTTATATCAAAATATGGCAACCCAAGGATCCTCGCCATAGATTATTCAATGCAATCAAACACAGTGATCAACAGCAATACAAGGGTGCATGGGGCCCTGAAATATTACATTGGTCTCCTAGTCTGGAAACAGGTTATATTCACTGCACTGAATCTAGACAACAGCAGATACAACAGTGGATCAGTGAACGCATAGCAGAATGTGCTCCAGGAAATGAATAATGTCTTTATTCATTGTATAAATAAACTTATGCCAAGAACAGGATCTAGACCTCATGTATGGAAAGTCCAAGGTGAAATCCCTCACCAGCAGTATTGTGCTTGGCTACAGATGAAAGCACAGGCCTCATACAGAGGAGAATCTTGGCAGTTGACATTTGAGGATTTTCAATGGCTGTGGCAGGATCATTGGCATCTCAAAGGTCGTGCTTCAAATCAATACTGCCTAACCAGAACTGATCCCAAAGGTGCTTGGCACAGAAACAATGTCACATGCACACTGAGATTAGATCACATCCGTCGTCAGCGACTATACAAAAAACTTGAAAACCAGGAGAAGCGTAAATGGCAAACATCGCAAGAGGCCTAGATCACATAGGCTCTATAGCAGAAACACTGAACAACATCATACAGACCACAGGTAAGAAGATAGACATCAACAACAGACAGATCTGGGATGGCTATCTACACCGTTGGGACAATCAAGATTGGAGTGACATGTTGGCAGGATTTGGTGCTGTCATAGACACAGCACCTGACTCTGTCAAAGCCTATCACAAGAACAACTATGAGCGGGCCATCACAGCCTTAAAGAAGGATCGCCACAGCACGGATCGTGCTCTAGACAAGAAAGCCAATAAACGCATAGCCTGGGCCATGATCAACACTTTCCGTGAAGTCTGGAATAGCATACACGATCTAGACATCCCCAATGAGGACGCTAAAAAAGTCCAGAAGCCCATGCCCAAAGTGATTGTTGAACAAACAGAAGAATACACCAGAACCACTGTGTTCCACAACCTATTTGAAGTGCAAGAGTAAATATCTTTATGAACGATGATTGGCGCACTGGTTGGGATCCATATGAAGAACTCTTGTTGGCCAGAAACAATATACAACAATGTGTCTTGGCCATTAACAGTGGTTCTGAGATCATGAAAAGTCTTGCACAGAGACTAAATCACAATGAACAGATCATCAGTGAGTTAAGTCAGCAGAATCACCGCCTTATCATAGACAACAAAGCACAGCGTCAGCGTCTAGATCACCTACAGCAGGAACTCTTGGTGTTAAAACAGCAAAACTCATCAGTTTAACTGACCAAACTAAGGGGCTCATATAAATAGTAATATGAGCAACCAACCAGGCCGTGTGATTGAAGCGGCAGCATTTGACCTTAAACCATCTGAACAGGCCTCTGAACAGAACTTGGAGGTCATTCCCTATGAAGAACCACCTCCAAGGGATCCCTCTAAGACTGGCAACAAACCCAAACAACTGAAAAGCATAGAAGTATTTGGCTATGAAGTAGGTCGTGGACTGAGAAAACGCATAGTGCCTCCAGAGGACATCTATAAGTTAGCCGCATTGGGTTGCAGTGATCGTGAAATAGCCGTGTGGTTTGACATCAAAGAAGATACACTGAGATATAACTTTGCGGAGATCATGGCAAAAGGTCGCCAAGATATGAAGACCGCGCTACGCAATGCCATGTTTAAGAATGCTCTAAACGGCAATGCGGCTCTACAGATCTTCCTTGCCAAGAACATGCTGGGCATGAGCGATACACCTACCAATGCTGATGACAAGAAACCCTTGCCATTCAGCCAAGATGAATAATGCCACTGAGTAGACCACAGCAGGAAATAGCCAAGGACACCACAAGATTCCGTGTGGTCATAGCAGGTCGTAGATTTGGCAAAACACATCTAGCCATCCGTGAGTTAGCCTACCATGCCCGTATACCTGATCGTGAAGTATGGTATGTGGCTCCTACCTACAAGATGGCCAAACAGATCGTGTGGCGTAAACTGAAAAATCGCCTACAGGATCTTAACTGGGTAAAAAAGCATAATGAAACAGAACTCACTATTCAACTTGTTAATGGCTCTACTATCAGCCTTAAAGGCGCTGACAACTATGACAGTCTTAGGGGTGTTGGTCTTGATTTTATTGTGCTTGACGAGTTTGCTGACATTGATCCACAGGCTTGGTATGAAACTCTTAGACCTACTTTGGCTGACAAGCAGGGTGGTGCTCTTTTCATTGGCACACCCAAGGGCATTGGCAACTGGGCTTATGAAATATATCAAAACTCACTAGAAGACGCCAGTTGGCGTTCATGGACATTTACCACTGTAGATGGTGGCAATGTCAAACCAGAAGAAATAGAAGCAGCCAAGCGTGATCTTGATGAGCGAACATTCCGTCAAGAGTTCATGGCCACTTTTGAAACATTTGCTGGCAGGATTTACTACGCATTTGATCGCCAGGCCAATATCCGTAAATACATGGACCCCTTGCCTGAACAGATCTATGTGGGCATGGACTTTAACATAGATCCAATGTCAGCGGTCATTGCTCATAAGTCTGGAGATACCTTACATATCATAGATGAAGTAAGGATTTTCAGTTCTAACACCCAGGAAATGTGTGACGAACTGAAACAACGCTTCCCCAAACAGCGAATATGGGTTTATCCAGATCCAGCGGGCAATCAGCGTAAATCATCTGCGGGTGGTCAAACTGACATCACCATATTACGCAACGCAGGATTCACAGTCAAGGTGCCTAACTCACACACACCCGTGAGAGATCGTATCAACGCAGTAAACTCAAGATTGTGCGATACCATAGGCATTAGAAGGCTGTTCATAGACCCCAAGTGTAAATATACTATTGAAGGATTAGAACGCCAGACCTATAAGGCAGGCACCAGCCAACCTGACAAGGATTCTGGTTATGATCATCAAAATGACGCACTAGGCTACCTAGTAGACTACATATTCCCAGTGCGCCGTGATGTTGATCCAGAACTACTAAAACCACAACGCTGGGGTCATGCTCTGGCATAAATGAGGAAAACTAAATGAATGTCATTGACACCCTATCAGACGAACTTAAACGATTGCTACAGGGCAACCAACTGTATCAAGACTACTATGGACGCTGGCAATTCCTGCTAGAATCATATGTTGGTGGTATGGAATATCGCCAAGCAGGACACCTAACTCGCTATCAACTGGAAACAGACTCAGAGTATGCGGCCAGACTGAAAACCACACCCTTAGACAATCACTGCCAGTCAGTGATTTCAGTGTATAACAGTTTCTTATTCCGTGAAGATCCAGACAGAGATTTTGGTTCAATAACTAATCTACCTGAATTAGAAGATTTTCTTTATGATTCTGATCTAGATGGACGCAGTCTAAATGCATTTATGAAAGATGTGTCTACTTGGTCATCAGTGTTTGGTCACTGTTGGATCATTGTTTCAAAACCCAATGTTGGCGCACAGACTGTGGCAGATGAACAGGCCTTGGGCATCCGTCCTTATGTGAGTCTATTGACACCTATGGTAGTGTTAGATTGGAACTACAAGCGTCAGCCCAATGGTCGTGTGGTCCTAACCTATATCCGTTATCTAGAAGATGTCACAGGAGATCTACGCACAGTCCGTGAGTGGACTGAATCAGAAATCAAAACCACAGTGGTCAATACCAAGAAAGACCTAATCATGGAAGAAACTGTTGAGGTCAATCAACTAGGTAAAATACCTGCTGTCTGTGCCTACAATGGTCGTTCAATAGTCAGAGGCTTTGGTGTTTCAGACATTTCAGACATCGCAGACGCACAGAAATATATCTATAACTGCACATCAGAAGTAGAGCAAAGCATTAGACTAGACAGCCACCCAAGTCTTGTGAAAACACCAGAAACACAAGCGGGTTCAGGAGCAGGTTCACTGATCCATATGCCAGAGAATCTAGACCCTGGACTAAAACCCTATATCCTAGAGTTTGGTGGCGCTTCTGTGGATTCAATATACAAGAGCATAGAAGCCACGGTCGCAGCCATTGACAAGATGGCCAACACTGGTGCTGTTCGTGCCACAGAAAGCCGCACACTATCAGGTGTTGCTATGGAAACAGAATTTCAATTGCTGAATGCACGACTGAGTGAAAAAGCAGACAATCTTGAGTTGGCTGAAGAGCAAATGTGGAAGATATGGTGCGAGTATATGGGCACAGTTTGGGATGGTGAAATAGACTACCCAGGTAGTTTCAACATTCGTGACACTGGCAAAGAAATCTCGCAGTTGCGTGAAGCCGCTGCCGCACAGCCTGCTGATCCTAGAGTTCGTGCAGCCATTGATGCTAAGATTCTAGACTGGTTAGATCTTGATGAAGATGAGTTGGCTACTATACAAGACAATCGCATCATCAAACCTAATTCTGTTCCAGAAGAAGATGATTACTATGAATTCACTCCTCACACAATGAAGGATCCAGTAACTGGTGAGGAGCGTGTAGCAAGAACACAAGAAGAACATATTGTGCTTGCCAATCAAGGATGGTATCACAAAGAAGATTCTGAATGATTGAAAACATCTTAGACTTTTGGGTTATGATGTTCTTATTTGCCTACTACCTGCCTTATTGGGTAGTAAGTAAAGGATGAAATTAAAGTATAGAGAAGTAAAGGAGTTAAGAGAACAGCAGTTGATCCGCCAGGGTCATTGTTGTTCTCTATGTGGGCAAACTGTTTTAGATGATGCTGTATTAGATCACTGTCATAAGACGGGTCAAATAAGAGGCGTGCTTCATAGAGGCTGTAACGCCCTATTAGGCAAGATAGAAAACAATATGCCCCGCAATCGTGTAGATATAGGCAGGCTGGCTGCGATAGCAAATAATCTTATAAAGTATTTGACAGCAGATCCAGTAAGTGAATATCTACACCCAACATACAAGGAGCCTAATATGGGAAGAGGTCGTGGAAAAGGTCGCAAACCACCAAAGCGTTGATTGGTATAGTTACTTCAAGAGCATTCGTGTAGAGTGCCCTTGGGCCTATACAGCTTACCTAAACGGTAAGATCAAGATACAAGAATATACAGGATCAGTAGAACCACTAGGTGATCTAGAAGCTCGTGTGTATGTGATCAATGAACCAGATGATTCAGTGGAAGCCATCTGTCAGGGATTGAATCATGGTGAGGATGAATGGCTGTTTTCTTATCCTGGATATGGCCCATTCGCAAGTCCTGTGAGCATATTGATCCAACAGGATAGATCAAGACTCAGAGAACTTAGGCAGAAGATAAACGCAGATAGTCATGAAATAGACCTGAATCAATCAGAACTTAATAAATAAACTATTATAACTCATTGGAGGTGATGCAACAATGTCAGAAAATACATTGGTAACGGATATGGGAACTGAACCCGCAGCGGATTCTGCACTTCAGGCACAACAGGCCACAAAGACATTCACGCAAGAAGAAGTCAATGCTATCTTGGCTAGAACAAAATCTCAACTAGAGAAGAAGTTCCAGTCAAAATATGAAGATTTGGGTGATCCTGAAGAACTTAGAACCATTAAAACAGAATGGGAAAAGAAGCAACAGGAACAACAGATCAAACGCGGGGAGTTTGAGAAGACCTTGCAAGAACTTGCGGCCAAAAAGGATGCTGAAATCTCAAAGAGAGATGCTGTGATCAAAGAATATAAGATCAATACACCTTTACTCAGTGCCGCGGCAAAATACAATGCTGTCAACGCTGATCAAGTCAAGGCTCTATTATCGTCTAATATTCGTTTAAATGACAGCGGTGAAGTTGAAGTAGTAGATAGCAAGGGCTCAGTTCGTTATTCAGACAAAGGTGAACCCATAGGCGTAGAAGATTTAGTCAAAGAGTTCTTAGACACAAATCCTCACTTTAGAACTGCCAATCCTGCTACAACTGCAACCAGAAGCAATATCACTGACAAGGCCATGGCCAAGAAGGTTGACATCACCAAACTTGACATGTCAAATCCAGAACACCGTGCCTTGTATAAAGAACATCGTAAGGCCCTTGGCATACGATAAAACATATAAAGGAAAACTATTATGGCTAATGAAAGCACAACCACAAGTCTAAATGACTTACTCCCAAGCATCGTAGCAGAAGCCCTGTTCGTTGCTCAAGAAAGATCCATCATGCGTGGATTAGTTCGTAACTTTACTCTACCACTAGGTAGCGGTAAGACAGTGACAGTTCCTGTATATCCAAAGCAGACTGCCGCTGGTGTAAATGAAGGCACTGACCTAACCAACACTGAAGTTGCTACTTCTGGTGCAGTTCTAACAGTTGGTGAAGTTGGTATCATGACCACTGTGACAGATATGGCTCGTAACGCTTCTGCATCTAATGTGATCGCTGATGTAGGCCGTTTATTTGGTGAAGCCATCGCTGCTAAGATGGACAAAGACCTAACAGCACTATTCGCAGGTTTCTCTGCAGGTGAAGGTGACTACACAACTCAAATCACTGCTGAAGCGATCTTCAAGTCAGTGGCCAAGTTGCGTGGTGCTGGTGTTGATCCAGCAGGCTGTGTAGCAGTTCTACACCCAGAGATCGCATTTGATCTCAAGAAAGCATTGACCACAAGTGGTTCTGTTGCATTCACAGGCGGCGGTGGTGTAACCAATGTTGCTAACGAAGCAATGCAAATGGGCTTTGTAGGTATGTTAGCAGGTATCCCAATCTATGAAACTTCTAACATTGACTATGTTACCAACGCTGGTGACTTCCCAGGTGCTGTGTTCCACAGAGATGCATTGGGTCTAGCAATGATGCAAGACATCAAGATTGAAACTCAGCGTGATGCAAGTCTTCGTGCAGATGAGTTAGTTGCTACTGCCGTTTACGGTGTTGGCGAGTTGTATGACGGTTATGGCCGTTATCTAAAATACGATTCTAGCATCTAATAGGAGATCAAGATGGCTTTCGTTACTGAAAACGGCGTTACAGTCAGTTTTGCGGAGTTTCAAGATGTTGTGAGCAAAGATTCACGACTTTTTGATGCCAACGAAGGCCTCTCTGATGACATCGTAGACAGTCAGTTGGTAAGGGCTACAGAACGCATTCTAACAAGATTGCGAAACTCAGCCTGGTGGAGGAGTTATTTCGTAAATCGTAATACCTCTACTACCATACGGACTGTGGCAGATATTCCTGCTCTAGATCCTGACAGAATCAAAGCAAGGCAGAATGACTTTACAGATCTCTGTGTTTACACAGCACTGGCTGAGTTTATTCTGCCTTCAATCGCTGATTTTGGCAATGAGGATTCAGCAGAACGCCAAAAGATGGGCTATTACACCCAGCGAGCAGACAGTTTATTGTCTGAACTCATAACCGCTGGAGACTGGTATGACTTTGATGATGATGCTACCATTGAATCATCTGAGAAATCACCAGGTCAGGTCAATCTAAAGAGAGTGAGATGAGAACAGAAATCATTGAATACATCAACACACTGAGCCTTGGTTCATTTGTAGTGAGCCAAGAAGTTCCTTGGGAAGAGTCAGGCACAGCCCTGTATCTAAAGAATCCCAAGAAGATCTATGTGGATGTGGTTGAATACAACAATGAGCCTATTCTACAAACTCTTGATGGCGTGAATATCAATGCAGAAACAGGTGTGGTCAGGGTCTTTTTCGCCTGCGACGCTAAACAACTACCCAGTAACTATGAAACTCTAGTCAGTGACATCAAGCGTGGTAAAGACATCACAACTATCTCAGGTGTAAACCGCAGAGAATGTGTGGTCAATACTACCATTGAAGCAGACCTGCTGGTTACTGAACTAGATCTTAGATTTACTAAACTTTCAACATAAGGAATATAACTATGGCTTACATTTATCCAGCACCAGGGGTAAACGGAGTTCAAGCAACATTGACAATCAGTGTTAATTCTAATGCGGCTGACACAGGAATGGCTGTGCCAGCACTACAGGACATCACTATCAATAATGCTAACGATGTTTTCACTTGGACACAACTAGACAGCGGTTCTAAGAAACAAATCGCTACAACTGCTACCAACAGTATAAGTGGTAATATTGTTTTAGATCAAGACAAGTTCTTTGGCTCAGGCGGTTCTCCAACTGACACAGCCGTTGAATATGGTATTTTTGGTCTAAGCAAGAATAAGGTCTTGATTGATTTTGATCTATACCTAGGTGACACAGACTCAGGCGGTAATGGCAAGACCATTTCAGGTTCTGGCTATGTCACTGGTCTAGCACCAACAGTTTCAGCAGATAGTCCAGTATGGGTCTCTCCATTCACTATCACTGTAACTGGTGATTACACAGTAGCGTAATCAATCCCGCCCAGGGAGCGATGATTAAGGGGGCGTAAAAACCCCCTTTTTCTTTAGAGGCTATAAATACTTAGAGAGAAGATTTATGGATATCTTAGATTCAAAGACAGACAAAGAACTACTGCAATCAATGATCGCAGAAATAGCCAAGACGCAGAACGAAATCCGTTGTGCTCAAGGCGACATACAAAAAGCACAGGGTAGAATAAGATTCTTACTAGCCCTGGCCAATACACTGATTAATAGACAAGGAGATTAAAAGATGAAAATCAATCAAATAGCCAGCAAACCACAACTGATCAAAGTGGTATTAGATGACGAACAGACTCGCCAAGAACTAGGTGAAGAACTAGAGTTTTGGACCTGGGATCGTCAACCCTTAGATAAGTTCATGAAGTTAGCCAGCGTCAAACAAGACAACCCAGAAGAAATCATCAAGATCGTCAAGGACCTTATCCTAGATGAAGAAGGCAAAATAGTGATCAAAGATGATGTGATGTTGCCTACTCAGATCCTAATCCGTATCATCCAGAAAGTGGTTGAAACACTGGGAAAGTAATAGGCGAGGAACCAGACTGGGGAGCGGATGAAGCACAGATGGTTCTAACACTCCATAACCTCGCTAAAACCTATAAGATGCTGCCATCTGAAGCATTGGCCTGTGCTACTACATTTGATTTGTATGTGTTAGATACCTTTCATAGGTATAGTAAATATCAAGAGGCACAGCAGTCAAGCATAAAAGCACCTCAGGGTGCGGCTCCCGCAAGGTCTAAACTTTCACAAAAACAGATGAGAGCCATGCTAGATGCTGTCAAAGACAAGAAGATGGAGCGTAAACATGGTAGAAGTTAAAGTAGATGTCAATGATCTTATGACAGGTGAAATAAAAAAGATCAAACAAGAGTTGGCCAAAGTGCCTAGACAAGGATTGGCTGAGTTTCGTAGTTTAACTCCTATCCGTTCAGGAAATGCTCGTCGTAGAACTACTCTGCAAGGGGATACTATCTCAGCAGATTATCCATATGCACAGCGTTTGGATGAAGGTTGGTCAAAACAAGCACCTAAGGGTATGACTCAGCCTTGGGAACAATGGCTAAGAAAAAGAATCAAACAGATCATGGGGCGATAAGCGATGGCTACTAACTTAAACTACAATGTCAATGTCAATGCTACCAATGGCATACAGGCATTAAACAACTTACAAAACAAAGTCCAAGGCGTCAATGATGCATTTGGTGGATTAAAAAATGCTCTTGCTGGCATCGCTATAGGCAGCATCATTGGCAATCTATTGAGATTTGCTGACAATATACAAGATCTAAGTGATGCCACAGGCATTGCCACTGCCAACATCTTAGGTTTTCAAAAAGCCGTGCAGGCATTTGGTGGATCTGCAGAAGGTGCTGACAAAGCCATCCTTAGATTAGTGCAGAATGTTGGTGAAGCCGCAGAAGGATCTGCAGGTCTACAGTTGGCATTTTCAAAAGTAGGTGTTAGCCTTAATGATCTTGCCACACTATCAGAACAAGACATACTGGCAAAAGTTTTAAGAGGACTTGAATCTATTCCAGACAAGGCCACTAGATCAGCACTGGCTACACAGTTATTAGGCAAAGAGTTTCGCAATGTTTCATTAAGTGGTTTTAATGAATACCTAAATCAAAGCACAGAAGCCAGTAGAAAGAATGCTGAAGCCATTGCCAGAGCCGCTGAACTACAGGGCAACTTAGAAAAAGCCTTGGGCAAAGTTAAGATGGTCTTGCTTGAGATGCTAAGTCCTGTGGCTGATTTTATCAACAGTCTAGATCAAACTCGTGTATTAGATTTTATAGAAAATATCACTAAACTAGCAGCGGCCTTGGTGGCGCTGTCAGCATTAGGTAGGGTCACAGCAGCCATGCAGGCATTACAGATAGCATTCTCTGGAGTGCTCAGTGTGTTATTGGGTCTCATAGTTAATGTTCTAAAGTTTGGCACCATTGTAGGCAGGGTATTAACCGCACTAGGTGCTGCCGCTATCGCATTGGCCACACTATTTCCAGAAACTGCGGCCAAGATTAGTGCAGCCATTGGTGAAGCCACTGACTCTGTCAAAGAGTTTTTTGGTTTCAAAGTAGAAGACAATACACAACAGTTAGATAAAAATACTGATGCTACCAAACGCAACACAGAGGCTACCAAAGAAGGTGGTAAGGTCGTTAGAGAAGTGGTTGATCCATTCAAACAACTGCGTCAAGCACTCAGTGGCATGGCAGAAGAATATGCTCGTGTTAATCAACTGAACATTGAACAGATCAAAAATCAAACTGCTCTAATAGGCAAGAGCCGTGAAGAACAAGAAGTAGTCAAGGCTAGAACTGACCTAATGAAGCGTGAAAGCGATGAGATACGCAAACTAGAAGAACAGCGTGCCAAACTCACAGAAGCACAGGTCAACGCAGGTCTAGGCAAGGTCATTGATGAACAGATACAAAAGATCCGTGAACAGACCAAGGCTGACATGGAAGCCACTGAATCTGCCATACGCAACAGTCAAGAGCGTGTCAGAGCCTATGATCTAGAAAAGTTTGCTCGTCAAAGTCAAATAGATGTTGAAAAACAGATTCGTGACATCCAGTTTGAAATAGCCACTTCTACCATGAGTGAAATGGAGAAAAAGGCAGCACAGATCAAGCGTGATGCCTATGAAAGAGCAGAAGCAGAAATCAAAGCACAGGAAGCCGCTCGTGGCACACTACTAACAGAACAAGAAAAGGCCAAATACTACGAAGCAGCCAAACAAAAGACTGAAGACCTAGTTCGTGCCAATCAAGAACTCTATGACAAGAGTCGTCAGTTCTCAACAGGTTGGAAGAAGGCCTATCAAGAATATGTGGACAATGCTACCAATGCTGCCAAGAGAGCGGAAAGCATTTTCCGCAAAGCCACACAGGGCATGGAGGATCTCATAGTAAACTTTGCCAAGACTGGTAAGTTTGAATGGAAGAACTTTGTGGCAATGATGTTAGAAGAACTGCTTCGTGCTCAGATACAACAGATCTTTGCACAGTTATTAGGCGGTATGAAAGACTCAATGAGCCCAGGCGGTGGTGGTATCATGGGAGCCATTGGCGGACTGTTTGGAGGTGGTGGCGGTGGTGGTCAAGAAGATTCAGGCGGATTCCTTGACTCAATACTAGGCGGTATCTCCAGCATATTTGGCGGTGGTGGCGGTGGTTCAGGCACTGGTAAATCAATGAATGATCCATTGTATGTCTATGATGTTTCTGGAGGAGGCGGTGGCATGGGTGGTATGGGCGGCATCTTTGGACAGGGTCAAGGACAGGGTCAAGGTGGCGGCATATGGGAAACTATTAAATCCACAGCAGGATCAGTTTGGGAAGGAGTCAAAGACTTTGGTTCCAGCGTATTTGAAACAGTCAGCAACATTGGATCAGGAGTATGGGATGCAGTATCAGGTATTGGTTCTAGCATAGGATCAGCATTTGGTGGAGTCACTGATGCCATTGGAGGATTGTTTGGTGGCAGTAGTGGAGGCGGTGGCGGCAGTTCCTTTGTAGACGATATCATAGGTGGCATTGGCGATTTCTTTGGTGGATTCTTTGCCAATGGTGGTTCATTGCCCAAAGGTAAGTTTGGTGTTGTTGGTGAAAATGGTCCTGAGTTTGTCAGTGGTCCTGCTAACATAACACCTATGGGTGGAGGCACAGCAGTGACCTACAACATCAACGCTGTAGATGCTATGAGTTTCAAACAGATGCTGGCACAAGATCCAAGTTTCATCTACGCACTATCATTACAGGGTCAAGGTGGAGTTCCATCAAGGAGATAAAATAAATGTCATTTCAATGGATTATAGATCGTGCTGAAACAATCAGCATCAATACAAAAAAGATCGTGGCTTCTACACAGGCTCGTGATGGAACTACTCGTGCAGTCAGCAGAGGAGGTCAGGTATGGACATTTGATGTCAAACTACCTGATGGTATTCCTTGGACTGAACTGCGTCAATATATCACACAGGCAGAAACCCTAGACAGAACCACAGCATCTACAATACAGTTTTCTAACACTGGTCATTCTTGGATCGTAGGCTATCAAGGATCATCTACTAATATCACAGGCTTAGGTGGCGCTATTGCCATAGGCAATATCACTCAAGGCTCAAATCAAATCACGCTGACTAGTTTTTCATCAATGCCTGTAGGAGCCACATACAGATTCCGTGCAGGTGATTACATACAGTTAGGTTCAGGCAAATGTTATAGAGTGGCTGCTGATGTCGCCTCAGGTGGCACCACTGTGGCCCTGCATCGCCCAGTGCTAGATAGCACAGCCTCAGGTGTTTATATCAAGGTAGCACAACATTGTCAATGGTCAGTGATCTGCACCAACTTCCCAGATTGGACACTGATGGCTCGTGATCAAGTCAGTTGGAGTGGTTCATTTACCTTTGTGGAGAATCTAGTATGACCATGCCTGATCTAACAGCCTATAGTGCCATACAAAGCAACCTATTTGTTAGAATAGACATAGCAGAGTATCGCACATCACCCAGCAGTGGCTACACAGCCAATGTTCTGAGATTTTCAGACCTACTAACACCATACACTATCAATAGTGAATCCTATGTTGGTCTAGGTAGGTTGATGAGCATCACATCCAGTGCTTCTGAAATCCGTGTTTCGCCTGGAGAAATAACCATAACACTCAGCGGCATACCTAACAGCAGTATCTATGAAATCCTGCACTCAAAACTCAAAGGATCTCCTGTGAGAGTATATCGTGTGTTATTTGATCCTAACACAGGACAAAAGATAGACATCGCTGGCAATCCATTAGGTAGGTTCCGTGGATTCGTCAACAACTTTAGTCTCAATGAAGAGTATGACACAGCCGCTAGAACTGCCAGCAACACATTGGTGTTGACCTGTGCTAGTTCAGTAGGCGTATTAGAACAAAAGACCAGTGGTAGAAAAACCAATCCGCAGTCAATGAAAAGATTTTATCCTACGGATGTGAGTTTTGATCGTGTGCCTAACTTAGAAAATGCAACATTTGATTTTGGAGCACCTAAATGAGTTTTATAGATGACATTTTAGATGTGGGCAGTTCAGTTTGGAACGCTCTAACAGGTCCTGGAGTAGCCTCAGGAGTGGCACGAGCCACTGCTCTAGGTTATTTGCTCAAAGAAGTCACAGGCAGCGTTCAAAAAGAAAACCAAAGACCTGAGGCTGCTACTAATAATAGACCAGATCCAGGTGTTAGGCTTCAGGTAGATCCTGACACTGATCATTCAATACCAGTGCTCTATGGAGAAGGCTTCATAGGAGGCATCGTCACTGATGCCGTATTGACCAATGACAATCAAACCATGTGGTATTGTCTTGCACTCTGTGAAAAGACTGGCAACTTGATTAATGGCACAGCCAGTCAAATAACCTTTGAAGATATCTATTGGAACCAACAGCGTGTGACATTTCAAAACGATGGCTACACGGTGGCCAGTTATGTAGATCCAGATGGTGTTGTTGATTCATCACCTAATGGATTAATCAAGATATACTGTTTCAGTGGTAACTCATCTACACCAGTGGTGCCAAGAGGATATTCCAATGGCAGTCTATCAGCGGCCTTTGCTCTGTTCCCTAACTGGACTCCCAATCATATGATGAGTGATCTAGTATTTGCCTTG